ATCACACTGTCCTTTTTGCGGTGCCTACGTAGAAACACCAGAAGAAGATGAAGATAATTGGGATTGATTATTCACTAACCAGTCCTGCAATAACATTATACAATGGAAACGATAAGTGGAATTATAATTCTGGCTCTTGTACTCATTTTTGTTTGGCGAGTAATGAACGACAACGATCAAAATGGGCCGAGATTCGGAGCGTAAAAACAGACATATATCCTGCTTGGGAAACTGATTTGCAGAGGTATCACGGTCTTGCAAACTGGGTGATTAACTGTTGTATCACGGCAATAAGTCCAGAAAGACCGAAAGCATATATAGAAGACTACGCATATGCCGCCACTGGTAGAGTATTTCACATAGCAGAGAATATGGCAATACTCAAAGACACACTCACAAAATGGGGAATCAAATACGAGATGATTGCACCCACCGTTATTAAAAAATACGCTACAACTAAAGGTAATGCTAACAAAGAAAAAATGTATGATGCATTCACTGATGAGACTAATAGAAACCTATTAGACGAGTTTAACATTAAACTAAATAATCCTATCACAGACATAGTTGATAGTTATTACATAGCAAAGTACGGACACGCCTATGGCAACAATACCTGAAGAATACGCAGATTTTGATTTTGGTTTTTCTGCGGTAGATGATGAAGAATACAAAGCGAAAACGACTGAGGTCGAAAAGAAAATTGTAGAAGTCGAAGCAAAATCAGAATCCCTCACAAATCTAGAAAAAAAGATAGATTCCGCTATCAACGAAATCAATTACAAAAAAGAGTATCTTGAAGAAAAGTATGTGGAAGACATGCTTAAAGTTGAGAAACTTATTTTACCTCTATTGTATAATTTAATGAAAAATCCAGATAAAGATTATATTTACTGGCCAAAACGTGACGAAATCATTACAAAACAAATCGAAAAAATTAAAGATATAACGAGAGATATACAAGTCGATTAAAGGATTATCATGAATAAATTATGGTATAGTTGGGAAGAAATGAGAAGAGATGTAAATGTACTCGCAAGAGACATTGTTCTTGACAAATTCGACCCAAAAGTGATTGTTGGATTATCCAGAGGTGGTCTCACTCCTGGTGTTATGTTATCTCATTGGTTCAAGAAACCGTTTAAGCCTGTTAAATCGTCATTGAGAGATTTTCCTGAATGGGAAGACTACTTGCCGAAACCCACTGATGAAAGGGTTTTGATTGTTGATGATATATGTGACTCGGGAGAAACATTTCAGAAGATGCAAGGTTTTATTAGAGGTCCTCGCAAAAATTCACCGCTGGAGTTGCCAGTTGATGTGAGATTTGCAAGTCTTTGGTGGAACAATGAATGTGACTTTGAGCCAACATATTATGTCAACGAGATTGCGAAGGATTCTACTGACACATGGATTCACTTTCCGTGGGAACAATGGTGGAATGCTCCAGTCTAATAACAAGGAGAAAAAATGATAGAAAAAGTTCTCGGATGGATTAGATCCATTACAGAAATAGGTTTAGCACTTATAGCACTCGGAGTGGTGCTACAAATCCTATTCGGAGCCGCCGTACCATTTATTGGTCTTGATGTTGTAGGTTCCGTAGTAGGACTCGTGAAGCAACTCGGAAGCGAAGGACTCGTCGGATTAGTTGCCATTTGGGTATTGTGGGGCATTTATTCTAAACCAAGTGCCTAATTATTAATTATTAGCGGTGAGGTGGAAGACTTACCGCTTTGCTTTCTCGGAAGGAGAATATGAGTAAATTGGTATCGTTTCTAAGCGTACTCGTCCTGAGTACGACAATGCTAGGCTATGCCTACGCAAAAGATGTTTCAATTGGTTTTGTTCTTGTAGGTCCATCAAATGATGGAGGTTGGTCAATGAGACATCATCAAGGGTTTCACTCTCTAACAAAACATGGTTATACAGTTGAGGGTGTGGAGTCTGTTCCTGAAGCAGATAGTGAAAGAGTTTTTAAGAAACTCGCAAGAAAACATGATATTGTTTTCGGTACATCATTTGGATTCATGGAGCCAATGGTAAGGGCCGCTGAAAAAAATAAGAAGACATTCTTCTTACATGCCACAGGGTACAAAGGTAACGACAAAAATCTTGATAATTATGTTTGTCATTCCTTTCAAGCACGTTATCTTACAGGTATTGCCGCCGGTATGATGACGAAAACGAATAAGATTGGTGTTGTAGGTTCACACCCAATTCCAGAGATTATTCGTAACATCAACGCATTAACTATTGGTGCTCAATCTGTAAATCCTGACATTGAAGTTGAGATTGTGTGGATCAATTCATGGTTTGATCCGCCCAAAGATATGGAAGCCGCCAAAGTTCTTGTAGACCAAGGTAATGACATTCTCTTTACCACAACTGATTCACCATCTGTAGTTACTCTTGCAGAGAAAACTGATGGTGTGTGGAGCATGGGTAATGATGCACCAATGGGACAGTTCGGTCCAAATAGTTACATCACTGGTATGATATTCAATTGGAACGTACTGTACAAACACATTGCAGACCTTTATAGTGAGGGTAAACTTACTACAGGTCAGAGATGGAATTGGGGCATTGAGAAGAATTGTGTTGGTCTATCACCATGGGGTAAAAATGTACCTGGTGAAGTTGTGAACAAAGTTGAGACAGTAAAAATGAACTGGATTAACGATGAACTTGATACATGGTATCCTTTTTCAGAAGGAGTAACGCAACAGGATGGAGGTAAGATTCCTGCTGGTGTGATTAAGAGACCTGAATTAGAAACCATGCAATTTTTTGTGAAGGGTGTAACATCACCTTTCCCTGTTAAATAGGAGTCATAATGAAAAAATTAATCGCTTTATTTTCAGTCATTCTTTTGGCTGGTGCTTCTTATGCAAAAGAAGTAACTTTACTCATGGACTGGTTTCCACAAGGAAATCAGAGTGGTTACTGGCAAGCCCAGTTTGATAATGAGTATCATGACGATGTGAAAATCGTAGTGAAATCAGGTGGTCCTAAAGTCAATACAACCGCACAAGTGGCGGCCGGTTCAGTTGAGTTTGGACTACAAGCATCCGATAGTGTGATGTTGGCTAATGCAAAAGGTGCAGGGCTTAAAGGTATTTTTGTGAGTCTTAATCATGTACCTTACACTCTTGTATTTCATCCAAACACAGGTGTCAATTCTGTTAAAGATTTAGATGGGAGACCATTTGCAGTTAAGATGGGCGTGACATATTGGAAGTGGGTGAAACACACATATCAGTTGAATGCAGTAAAAGAATTTCCTTTGACTGGTGATCTTGGATTGTTTGCAAGAACTCCACAACAATTTCAGCAAGGTTATTCACTATTTCTGCCAGCAAGACTTGATGCAAAAGGTGTTGCGAATGAGCAAATCACAGTAGAAAGTCTTGGATACAGACCATATAGTGTATTGTTCACAACTGATAAACTTATCAAAGAAAATCCTGAACTCGTACAGACAGTAGTTGACAGGTTAAGCATCTCATTTTACAAATCTTTGGTTGATCCAAAACCAACAAGAGATTTTATTCTCTCAAAGAGTAAGAAAGTGAATGCTGAAATTCATAATAATGCTTTGGAACTTATGAAGAAAGACTTTCTTCCTAAAGACTGGAGTAAGATTGGTTGTCAAGATCCTAATAGATGGGTAGAACTTGCAAATCAAATGAAAGAGGTGAATGTATTGCCTGCTGATTTTGATCCACATTCGTCATATGATACCTCATTTAAGAAAGGTTGTTTCAAGTAATATATCATGATTGACATACAAGGAGTCACTAAACACTTTGATGATGTTCATGCTCTATCAAAGATTGATTTTAGTATTAGCAAGGGTGAATTTGTAACTATTGTTGGACCTTCAGGTTGTGGTAAATCTACATTATTGAGAATAATTGCAGGTTTAGTGACTCCTTCAGAAGGCACCGTGAATAAACAAGACACAAGCGGTGCCTTTGTCTTTCAAGATTCTGCATTACTTCCATGGAGGACGGTGCAGAAGAATGTTGAACTTCTCATGGAATTAGAGAAGATTGACAAAATAGAACGTCAAATTAGAGCAGAAAAAGTATTAGAACAAGTCGGGCTAACTGGATTTGAGGGTAGTTATCCTCATCAACTATCTGGTGGCATGAAAATGAGATTGTCATTAGCAAGATCATTAGTGCTTAAACCTGACTTTCTGCTCCTCGATGAACCCCTATCCGCAGTAGATGAACT